CCACCATCTGCAATAACTCTATCCTTGTATGCCCAATAGATGTCATAGCCCTCACCCCACTTACCGAGATATACAGGCACAACCTCATTGCCAGAGTCCTTAATGTATTTGACTGCATTGACACTTGCGAATCCTTTGTTCACCTCTTTGTTAGCCGCCTCAATAAATATGTGGTAGCCATTACTAACCTCAAAGATGTCAGTGCTTCCTGTATCGTTAATTGTTTGTGGTGGGTTTGCTTTGTTTTGGTAGTTGACCGTGTAATCCATCTGCACCCAATACACACTGCCGTCAGGTACGTAGCTGACATCTGTAGGGTCAAAACCCGTGTGTGTATTGGTGATGTATTCCTGTACAAACTTGGATACATCAAAGGATACATCCTTACCTGCGAACACATCCCTAAAAAGGGTGTATGTCGCTGAGGCAGGTTTACTGCTCCTTAACCCATTCCATATAAATATCTCAAGCTGCACATCCGTCAATGAAGATGCAAGACTTGAGTAGTTTGCTGTGATGTATATAGGACTGCGTGAGCCTACTAAACTGCTTGGTGCTATTACTGCCATACTAGAAAGGTTTTATCTCCTTCAAAAATTCGTCTACATCTTTACCGAGGGCCACCAAGAAATCAGGCGGCAGCTTTTCGAACTCGTCTCTAAACGGCTGACTAAACCACTCTGTCTTGGGTATACCTCGCATCTTAATCTTGCGAGCGATACCCAATGCAAAGCCCTCCTTTGCTTCTTCAGTCTGCCTAACAAACTGATTAGTCTCAGGGTCTCGTACCTTAATCCTGCGTACCCTCATCCATTCACGTATGAACTTCGTAGGAGGTTGCTTACTCCTAAATGAGAAACGGCTGTTACCTGGCACTCTATACTTAACACCGTCAACACCCTCATCGAGGTAAGTACCATAAGGCACATTAAAGAAGAAGTCAAGTGCAGGGTGTGGTGATAGTGCGGTTACAAAACTGACACTATCCTTTAGGCTTCCCGTGGCTACATTCCTCCGTCTCTTTATAGTCCCGTCATTATATCGAATGCTACGAGTAGCCCCTAGGTTGAGTTGTGCTGCTTTCTTAACACGCTCACCAAAGGCTTTCATCACTGCCTCCTGATTGGCTTTTCTTATCCTTGTTCTTGACATATGTCTATCGTGTTCGGTACACTGATACTCAAGGTTACTGACCAACCTACAAGTAGATTCTCGTAGCGATCCATAAACGGCTGACAGCTTGGGTCACCCTCTAGCTGATACTTGTCAGAGAATAGGTCTCCACGCTTTAGGGCTTGCACCAAGTCATTAACAACATAGAACTGAGTGTTGAGTAAATCCTGTTCAATGCCTACCCCGTAGAATGGCTCTGCCTCATTTCTTATATCTTGCTTGCTTACGTCTGCAACATCCATACACATTACGCTAATAGAGAAGGTAGCAATCTGATTGCTGATTGTAGCGTTATCTATCATCATATGGGACAATGGGAAGATGCTCTGCTTGTTCAGGTCTACCTCCATAATGTCCCCAAAAGTAACCGTGTTCACCTGAGCGTTTGCCTCTAGGTGGTTCTTGATTGTTGTAAGAATATCATATACCATAAAAGGTTAACCCCTTTGCGCCCTATTTGTAGCACAAGCGGTTAACCTTTCTTCTTGAGCAGCATTCTCTCTACCTCATTCTTCTCCTTGTCGAATATCATTTTAAGGAATACACGCTGAAAAGATAGGTTAGTCACAGACTCGTATTTGTTTATGTCTCCGCCTGCCAGATGGTCTATGCTTCCATACCAACCCCACTTCCTTGAGAAGTTGGCTTGAAGACTGAGGTCAGTATGTCCTTCGGGTTCTTCGGCAAAGAGTTCGGGGTATCGCTCAATAACTCCTTTCTTAAAGTCCAAAAAAAAAGCGTTGCACCCAACCCTGCCCCTAATGGGAAATCCTTATATCCTTCGTTTGGCTCGTACTCTTCTATGTCGTACTTGTCCCCGACCCTATCCGTGATGGGTCGGTAAAGTACGCCTAGTGCTTTGTGCATATTCTGCACATCTGTAAGGTGACTGTCTAAATCTATATACTCCCCAAAGGTCAACTCCTCTAGGTTAGGTATGAAGCCGTAGTCCTTACCCCTGTACTTTACTATGGGCTGCAGCTTGTGATCTTGAGCCAACATCTCAAAGAGTTCATTGGTCATAGCATAGAAGTCAGTAGTCTGCATCTTGAGGGCTTCCCTTATTGGTAGCCCTAAGAATATCTCTGCAGCTTTAAGGGTCTTGAAATTACTCTCCCCCTCTTCAATCTGCACATACTTCTGATACTGCCCGATGGTTAACTCATTAGCATTCTCAGGGAATTGTACCTTAACGTACTGCGTATCTCCCATAATTAGGTCTTGTTAGTTTATTGTAGGTTGCGTATCGCATAGCATCAATGGCGTGGTTAAATGCATCTATAGGTTTGTTTAGTAGCTTACCATTTTTGTCCTCTACCCATTTATAGTTCCTCATCTCTTTAACCAGGTTGTGACCTACTGCGTGCAGCTTGTATCTCTTGAGTACGTCAATACCTGCATTGATGGAGTCAGCCCCCTTCTTGGTGGGCTTGACATTCCATCCCATCCTATAGAGTTCCTCTATACTCTTAGGCTCTGCACTATCAGCATATATCTCTGCTCTTCTGTCAATGCCTAAGGCTCTCATCCTTTCTGAGATGTCCCTGTTCGTGAGGTTCGTTTCGTATATAAGTTCTTTCGCATAAAGACTATGGTCATCGCCATATACCGCCACGAGAGAAGTGGGGTCATTAGTAAAACCAAAGTCCATACCATAGGAGAGGAATTTAGCCTGTTCGGGAACTTCCTTTTCCACAAACGTAAAAACCGTTGCCTTGCTCTGACCCCTTTCACCCAATCCGTATATGCGCCAATAATCTTCATCCGTATCCTTGAGCCTCTCAATCTCAGATACAATAGTAGTATCAAGAAAGGGATTGTCAACATAGGTAGACTTGATAAAGGTAACATCGTCTCTTGTGAGCAGCTTATCGTATATCCAATGGAAGTCATCGGAGGGGTTGTAATCGAGGTATATCTTTTCGGTGGTTCTAACAAGGAGTTGAAAGAAGTCTTCCCAAGTAAGCTCGTTTGCCTCATTACAGAATAGGTAGTTTCTTCGTGCACCTCTCTTCTTCTGGGGTTGGTCAAGGCTGACAAACTCAATGATGTTTCCGTTGAGCCTATAGATATGCTCTGATTTGTTGTGATCTTTCTCATTGTATAGACCTGCGTTAGTGAGTATCTCTATGAAGTCACGCATAGCAGTCATCTTTAATGAGGGCAGGGACTTTCTTACAATAGTAAACACCTTACCCCTCTCGGATAAAGCAAGCACCATTATAAGCTGTAAGAGTGAGTAGGTTTTTCCTGAGCGTGTCCCACCTTGATTAACTACAATCTTGGTAGGGGCATTCCAATTCCTCTCAAATATCTCACTCGTCTTTATTGCTACGCTTGACAATTTCTATCTTGACTTCGTTAATTTCCTCGTCTGTCTCAATCTTGTTTTCTACCCTAGCGAGTTTAGGGGTGGTGTACTCTGCCATCTTGTTAATAATGTCTAAGGCCTCCTTAGGTGAGTCCTTAGCCACCTTGTTTAACCAAGTGGTCATATTCTCTAGGTTATCCTCTACGAGCTTTGTAAAGGCTTCTCTAATTGTGTTGGTGTTCTTGTTAGGTGTGCCCTTCTGACGGCCTCCTATCTTCTTATGTCCTTCAGTAAATGCCATACTATATTCTACTACTTTAGTAGGTTAACCTAAAAATCTACAAATCGTTTTAGGAGTTCCTGTTCATCTCTAGCGAGTTGCCCCCTTAGGTGCACTTGTATGAGTACATCTAAGAGGGCTTTGTAGTTGTGCTTGTTTATAAGCATAAGTTCTGTACCTGGCTGCATCAGAACTTTAGTAGTCGTTTCCTGCGTTCGTATTTCCTGATGAGGTTGCCTAGGTTGTACAGGTGTTTAGATGTCCCCTCGTTAAAGCCTGTGTGGGCTGACGAGGTGACTGTGTTTATTATCTCCCATCTGAGGTCTGTGATATATAGTGAGATATATCTAAGGTGTCGTTTCTTGCGGAGGTAATTCTGTATTCTCTTCTTCATCTGATTTAACTTTTTTAATAGCATTCCGTTCAACTATGCGCTCGGCAATTTTGTTGCCGACTCGCTGCATTGCCCGTCTTGATCTTCGGTTGGGCTTATGGTCATTATTTTTCATACCTGTCTAGCTCTTTCCTAATTTCTTTACAGCGTAGGTATTCCCTACGCAACATATATAGTACCATTATGGTAACAAGGATTAGACTAATCATTTTCTATTCCGTTCTCTTCTTTGTCTCGGTTACACAATGCTATGATGTCTTTCATTTCTCTTTGGTGTTAAAGGTTATATGTATGTGCATACAAATTAATGGTTTTACGTTTCTTTATATGCTTACACATACATCGT